AATGGTGTGCCGTATTAGACATACGTTCCTGGAAAGCCATTTGTTCTCGTGCCGAATCACGAGCCACACGATTAGCGCTATGAGCACCCCTGTTGGCAAGAACAGCTGAACCAATAGTGGCAATTGCTGGCAATAAAGCCTGTAACATAAAATCAAGTCCTCAACTAACTTTACCATGACTCTTTCGAATCAAATACATGACATAGATCAAAATTAACTTTTGATCCTGGGTCATTAAAAATGATCCACAAATCCAGGAATAGCATCCACAGACATAGGCCGAGCACAACGATAAGAAAAATGCGCATCCAAAATAAAATCAGGATCTCCCGAAGTACGCTTAATACGCGTCATCGGCGCATTCTCAACAACAAACGTATTACCCAAAGTAGGAAGAGAAGAAAACTCTTGTGCTAAATGCCAAGAATCCAAAGTACCAGCAGCAGAAGTTCTAAATAAACCAGTAATTTTTCCTGGTTTATAACGATATTCATTATATCTACCGGTATAACCAAACGCAGCGTTATTCTGCGTATTATCAGTAGACAAATAAATCTCTTTATTCAAAATAGCTTGCTCACCAATATGACCAAGCGTAGGCCAATAAAAATCATAGCGAGTTGAACGAGACCACATCCGTTCAACACCTTGCCAATAATTCAAATCAGCTCGAGTAGAAATCAAACCAATAACATACCCATGCTCAACAAAAGATTTCGAAAAACCATGACCACGAATAGAACCAGTAGAAAATGCAGCCAAATCACCAAGACCGGTATCTGGTGCAGAACCTGTAACGTCTGGTGCTGTCTGAGCAACGGGATGAACGTTGATAGGAGAATAACCTGTACCCAAGAGTTCAGGTCTTTGCAAACGATAATCTGGCGAACGAACTCCAAAATGGGACCACAAAATTTCAACATAACGCGTACCTCCTCGAGCATCACGTTCATATAAACGCTGTAACTGAAAAGCTTGACGCAATGCATTAATCGTAATAACTGTAGCAGAAGACAAATCCGTATACAAAGTACCATTAGGATCAATCACAGAATTAGCATAACCTTGAGTCTGCAAAACACCAGTAGTAGCAGTAGGGGATAAAAAATTAGTAGAAGAAGCCAAAGCATGATCTGATGTCTTACGAACCAATTGGTTAACACCAGTAGTAGAACTCAATAAAACATTAGCAGTACCTGATAAACCAACACCAACAACAGTACCGTCGTTAACTTTCTGTGTCCAGGGCAAAGCACTTGTAAAATAATCCTTACGCTTACCTCTTCGTAACACAACATAATCTGTATAGGTATCGGGTCCGTCATCTACATCTACTACCACTTTGTTCTGTAGATTCTCATCACGAAACCACTCATTCCAGATCAGATTATAAGCACGAAACGGTAAAGATTGAACTACAGGATAATTAGCAATAGCGGTTGGTAAACCAAAATAATCACCTAAATCACCTGAGGCAATGCCTCCAACAGGCGCGGTAATAGTAGGCAAAACATAATTAGTAGAACCGCTTGTGGTATCTTGAGCTCCATTAAATTTCTCCCAGTTATCCCAAACTAAACGAGAGGGAACGAAAAACCAAAAAGACTCCAAATAAATATTGTCCATAATGGGATACAAAAAAGTCGCACCACGACACAAAGCAGTCATACGCAAATTAAACGTATCACCAGGTAAAACTTCATCCACAAAAATAGGAACTAAATAACCTTCAGAAAACGTAGTCTTAACACCATGTGATCTGTCAAAAACAGAGCGCTGAATATTACCCAACTGAGATTCACTAAACTTAAACTGCGCTCTACTAGGTTGCCCTTTAATTCTCATCATATAAAAAATCCTCGCTACGCTCGTCATGCCCTAGGTTGGGGAATCCCCAACCTACGGGCTCCATATTAACCTTCTGCCTTAACGGGCTCCTGACTAATAAAATCAGAAACATCTTTCAAATATTCAATTGCCTTACCTAAAGCCATCGGCGTCAACTCCATCTGAACAGCACCTGTCAATTCATCAAAAGTACCTAAAAAAAATAATGTATAATCCGCAGGATGCTTATTCAAATAAGTATTCTTATCATTACAAGCAGAAATAAAATCACGCAACGCTTGACCCTTGGTCAATGCATAAAACGGATCACTATAAAACTTAGCAGCAGAATCATAAACACTAAACATTAACTTCATAAAATTACTCCACATCACGTTTATATAAACCAAGCTTAGCTAGCTTGCACTTTTCTCTGACCAACAACCTTTCTGGTGTTTGGTCATGAGAATACTTTTCGGCTTCCTCTACACGAGAAGCCTTAATTACCTCAAACAAACCAGGATTAATCATCTCCAACTTACCATCATAATACTTCGGAGGCCTCATTTGCTTACCACGAACAATTACTTCATCAGAGGGAAAAACATCAGATTGAAACTTATCGAACCAAATTGAGCCGATCCCTGGTCGTCTACTCATGGTAGTATATTCAGGCTTCTTTGGATAGATCTCTCCAGTATCTTCACACACAAAATTATTCATATTCAAATAATGAGACTCTGCTTCTATACCATTAACCTTTTTAACAATATAACGAGCAACATAAGCAGCAGACTCAAAAGTCACAGAACCAATACTAGAAAAACCAAAAGTCCACAATTTTTCAAGAATATCAGAACGATACAAATTAGAACCAGTATTAGTACGCTTTAAAAACTTCTTGTCAGGAAAATCATAACCAAAAATACACGCATGAAAATGAGGTCGAAATTCTTTCTCACCATATTCACCACAATGAAAATAACGAAACTTACCTACCTTCTTACGCATCCGCTTAACAAAATCTTGAAATACTTTAACATCAAGTGACCTATCACGAGGTAAATGTTCATCATCATAAGTCAACGTAATGAAACAATTGTCCTCATGAGACTTAGACTCATGCAAACAACGAACAGCCCACTGACGTGAACGCTCTAAACGACATCCAATACATCGACCACAAGGAACCTTCAGTTCCTCAACTAAATCAACACCTATGGGAAACTTAAAGACAATACTAGCTTTACCGTTGGGTTTACTACCCAACTTATAAGCTTGCAACGGGTGAAAACACGTCATATACTATGTACTCCACATCATGGAAAACAAAATAACAAAATCCCATCAAGGCCTGTACCACCAGGCCTTTTTCTTTAGAAACGCACACCGCCACGCGACGCACGCAAATTGCGACGATGCACACGGCTGTGATGCTTAAACACACGCTTACTATGCCGACGTCTCATCTTGTATCTACGCATATTACAACTCCTCATAAGTTAACTATCCAAATATACCATATAAAACCTAAGTCATCAAACTGAAGCGGTGTCAGTCCGAACAATTACATCTAGTAGCTCTATTGTTCGGACTCTCCACCTTCTTCTGAGCCAGATGACTCAACAGGCTTCACTGAAGCCTTATCGATGATACCCATCTCAACTAGCGCATCCTGATTCTCAGGATTATCCGCAAACTCAAGAAACTGACCAGGGTCATTTTCAAATTTAGCTCTAACATTGGCAGGCAACGACATAAACATATCCTCAGCTTCATGAATCTTAATCATGGCATCCTGAAAATTAGTCACATTACTAAAATCACCATAAGAACCAACATCACCAAAAGTATTTGGCAAAACTCCCGTTTTACGATAACGAGAAATAATCACATTAATATCCGACTCTTCAAGAAACTCTTGCTTAGTCAAAATCTCATCATAAGGCTTACCTTCCTCATCATGAAACGCTACCGCTTGACCCAAAGTACCATTAGCACGTTTATAAATCACATCCATAAAAAACTCCTCTATCTGCCTCTAGGCTTAGGAACCCTATGAGAACTAGGGTTCAACCACCACTTAATATCATCCCAAACGCTACCGCTCTTAATCTGCTTAGCCGCTGAAACACCTTGCTCAATCAAAGACTTACCAACTTTATACAAAGGCGCTGTCGCTTCCTCCTTAGCACGAATAATAGGCAACATCTCAGTTTCAGCCT